TGTAACTATCACAGATACAACTTTCCAACTTCCACGCAAATTGGTTGAGTCAATCAACACAGCCTTGTTAAATACTAACCCAGTATTCAAAGTTTTCCACGTTACAAATGTTGGTGCTTTGCTCGTATCACGCTCTTTTGATTCATCAAATGAAGCACAAGTTCACAAAGACGGACAACAAAAAACAGAGCAGGCAGCTACACTCACTATTGACACTCTTGAACCTGTAATGGTTTATAAATTGCAATCACTTGCTGAACGTGTTAAACGACTTCAAATGTCTTATTCTGAACTTTACAACTTGATTGTAGCTGAACTTACACAAGCTATTGTAAACAAAATTGTTGACCTTGCTCTTGTTGAGGGAGACGGAACAAACGGCTTTAAATCAATTGACAAAGAAGCAGACGCTAAAAAAATCAAAAAAATTACTACAAAAGCCAAATCAGCTGGCAAAACTCCATTTGCTGACGCTATTGAAGAAGCGGTTGACTTTGTTCGTCCTACTGCTGGACGTCGCTATTTGATTGTTAAAGCGGAAGACCGCAGAGCCTTGTTAGATGAGCTACGCCAAGCGACTGCAAATGCTAACGTTCGTATTAAAAATGATGACGCTGAAATTGCTTCAGAAGTTGGAGTAGATGAAATCATTGTTTATACAGGTACAAAGGCTGTTAAACCTACTGTATTAGTAGACCAAAAATATCACATTGATATGCAAGACATTACAAAAGTTGACGCATTTGAATGGAAAACTAATAGCAACATGATTTTGGTTGAAACACTAACAAGCGGACATGTTGAAACTTATAACGCTGGTGCAGTAATTACAGTATCATAAGAATAAAACGGAGGAAGTAAATGATAGATTATATTAAAGTCTATTGTGGTATTCCGATTTTAGTAACAGCTTATGATAGTAAACTTATCTTATTCCGTTCAATAGCTATTAAATTGCTAGAAAAAAATGGTATTAAAGCTGACGAAACAAGTGTATTAGTGAAAGAATTTATCTCTTGTTATTGTCGGCTTAATATTGTTGATGAACCAGCAGAACAATGGCGAAATGCTGAAATGAAACGTTTGGCTTCTTTGCAAGAGTTAATGTATTATGGAGGTATTTAATGATATTCTCACAAGTAACATTGCAAGTTGAAAAGACTGTTAAGAAGAAGAACGGTGCAGAAGCTAATGTTATAAAGCCTATCGTTTTACCAGCAGTTAAACAGAGAATTAATCAGTCAAGACTTGATGAGTTTTCTATGATTGGACTAGGCAAAAATGTACGGTATGAGCTTAACGGAATCGGAGAAATGGAAGACTTGATTTTCAACTATTTCTTAGATGAAAAAGGCGAAACTTTCAAGCGTACAACATGGGAAAGAAACCCTAAGAATAACAAGATGATTTTAGAGGGGGTCGTAAGTAATGGAATTTGATTCTTATATAGATTGGTACAACAATTTGCTTACAATGCCTCTAAATGACGTTATTTTAGGCGTTAAGGACACTATCGAAGACAAGACGGTATATTTATCACTTAGTGACTCAAAGGTCATTAAAATGGATAATACGAGCTTTGTCATGGGTTACTATTATCAAGTTGTTTTATCTGTTAAAGATGTTGACGATGAACTTGTAAGACTTGTCGGAAATGTTTTACAAAACGGTTGGAATATGACGAACTGGTCAGAGAATAGCCATTTGTACAATTATACTGGTACTGTTTATTTGCCTTGTGGTGCAGGTGGTCAAGCATGGCAGTAAATTTGCTTAATACATCAAGCATAGCTAAAGAAATGCAAACTAAAGTAACAGAACGCATGGGCGATTGGTTTGAAGCAGAGTTTAAGGCAAAAGCAAATAGCGCAAGCCGAAGAACTAGATTAATCAGAAGTCATGGTCACACCTATATTTATGCTAGATACCAAAATACTGGTCAATTGTCAAGTAACTTAAAGCAAGTTAAAAAAGGCGATAAAGTAGTAGTTAATGCAGGTACTAGGGCTAGTTACACCAGCGGTTATCATGGCATGTATTTCTTAGTTGAAAAAAAAGGTATGCAAGACGTCAAAACAACATTGAAAAAAGGCGCTAATTATGCTAATTCAATGAAATTATAAAAGTAGAAAGTGGTTTAATTACATTTGATTGAAATTAACAATAATGGTATTTTTTAATGAGTTTAGATGATTTTAGAAATAGAGCGATTGTATGGGATACGGTCAATAAAGACTTCCCACAACCAATTCGAATAATGCGAGGCGACGTCAACGCTAGAACATTGTCAGTTAAAATAATTGATAATGGAGGCGAAATTGATTTGACTGGTCATTCATTAAAACTTACATATCAATATACTAATAGCAGTAATTCAGGCTTTGTTATGATTCCTCCTAAAAACTTAACTAAAGGAGAGTTTATTTTGGTAATTCCTACCGAAATGACAAAACCTGGAGTCATTGAAGCGAACTTGATTCTTCTTAATGAAGATAAAGAGCAAGTTATTGTCAGTAAGAATTTAACATTTATATCAGATGATTCTACAGTTACAAATTTAGCTCAAGAAGTAAATAATAAGATTGATGATTTTACAAAATTATTATTGGAAAATATGCCACAAGTTATGCGTAGTGAGTTGAATGATTTGCATGCTCAAACTGATTCAAACAAGAGCAATATTGAGCTAAAAGCAAATTTAGCTGATATGACGAGCTTACAAAGTGCAATGACAGACCTAAAAAATGAAGTAGAAGCATTTGGTATTAGTCATGAAAATTTAGTGACTATAAAGTCGCTATTAGACGCAATTGCAAGTAACGCCAGTGAATCCGAAGTAGTTGAACTAATAAATTCAGTAAAGATTTTAACAAGTAACATTTCTCTGATGAGTAACGGAGATTACTCCCCTAAAGCTAATCAAACAGATTTAGAAAGTTTACAGCATACTGTTAACGACCATTCGGCAACCATTTCAATAAAAGCCAATCAAACGGATTTAGACAACTTACAAGCTACTGTTGATAAACAAGGTGTTGCAATTTCAGCAAAAGCTGAACAATCAGAGTTATCAATCACAAATAAAAATGTAACAACTGCTCAAGAAACAGCAAAACAAGCTGAAAGTGAAGCCAAAAATGCAATGGCAAAGGCTACCGAAGCACAAGCGAACAGTTTACCACTTAATGGCAACGCGGTAACTGCAAGCAAACTGGCAACACCTAGAAAACTCGGAGTAAATCTTCAATCTTCATCATTTCAATACTTTGACGGGACTGCTGATGCAACTAATATTGGAGTTTCAGGTGTGCTTCCAATCGCAAATGGAGGTACTTCAACAAGTGACGGAGTTATAGATACAATAGCCTACGCCAACAACGCAGACGGTACGGACGGTTTCACAACTGTTTATCCGAATTTGAATTTGAATTTGTTGAAAAACACGAGAACTTTAACAGCAACTTCAACTTCATTGGCTTGGGGTACTTTATTTAGCTCCAGCCAAATATATGACTCTACAATTAAGTCTAAAACTGGAGTTTCAGCAATGACCTTTAGTTTCGACGTTTTTGTACCATTGAATGCTAAAGTTGGAAGTACGATTCCTATCCAACTCAAAGGACAAAACCCTCACGCCACAAACGTTGGAAGTGATGAATGGAACACACTTTTATCTTTGGCTGATCATGTTGTTAAACCAAGCGATTTAGGTAAAACAATCCGTGTAAATGCCCCAGTACAAAAAGGAGGTCCTAATTACAAATCTTTTGATAGTGCTCTAGCTGATACTGATAGTATTACTATTAGACAAGTACATGGCGCACCAGTAGTTGTATATTCCAAATTGAAACTTGAAATAGGTTCAACCGCCACCCCTTGGATGCCATCAGCTAGTGAAGTTACAATAAATGATTATCCAAAGTATGTAGGGTTTAGTAATATCATTAAACCTAATAAGAAAAGTTCTGATTACAAATGGCTACCAATGGGGTTAGTATCAATTGATAGGGCTACAGGCTCACTCAAGCCCGCGGTTATAGGTATAGATGTCGCTCAAGCACACCCAGTTGGCTCAGTAATCACAAATACTTCAAGTTCATCATCAGGGTATTCTACAGGAAAATGGCAAAATATCGGTTCGGTAGTGGTTGGTTCAACGACAATATATTATTGGAAACGTACTGCATAAAAAAATAAAAAGGAAAATAAAAAATGAAATTAGATTATAATTCACGTGAGATTTTTTGGGGTAATGAAGCTCTAATCGTAGCTGATATGGCTAAGGGAAGTAGCGGAAAACCAGAGTTCACTAACCATAAAATTGTAACTGGTTTAGTATCAGTTGGCTCAATGGAAGACCAAGCGGAAACGAATAGCTACCCAGCTGATGACGTGCCAGACCATGGAGTTAAAAAAGGCGCTACGTTACTTCAAGGCGAAATGGTATTTATTCAAACAGACCAAGCCTTGAAAGAAGACATTTTAGGTCAACAAAGAACAGCAAATGGCTTGGGTTGGTCTCCTACTGGTAATTGGAAAACGAAATGTGTTCAGTATCTTATTAAAGGGCGCAAACGTGATAAAGTTACAGGAGAGTTTATTGACGGTTACCGTGTAGTCGTTTATCCAAATTTGAGACCAACAGCAGAAGCTACAAAAGAATCAGAAACAGATTCAGTAGACGGCGTAGACCCTATTCAATGGACTTTGGCAGTTCAAGCAACTGAGTCAGATATTTATTTGAATGGCGATAAAAAAGTACCTGCCATTGAATATGAAATTTGGGGAGAAAAAGCAAAAGACTTCGCTAAGAAAATGGAAGCTGGTTTATTCATCATGCAACCTGATACAGTGTTAGTTGGCAAATAAGTAAAGGAATATAAAATAAAATGGCAAAACAATTGAGTACAGCACGTAAATTTAAAATGATTACAGGAAAAGACCTTTTCCAGCAACAAAAAGCAATGGATACGGAACTTAAGAAAGAAGACGGAGAAATTACTGATGTAATGGAGTTCGTTCAATATGGTCTATACTTGGCTCTTTTTCAAGATAACATTGTAAAAGCTAAAAGTGACTTCTCTGACTTCCGTTCTAGCTTTGAGTTCGATACTGCCGGTAAAGGACTTAAAGAACTGGTCGAACTGTGGCAGAAAGAAATTTAATGAGCTGAAAGGACTGTAAATGATTTTAAAACATGCAATTAGATACTTAGAACTAACCGGTTCGGACTTTATTACAGATTTGAAAGACTTTGCAGACCTACAAAATTCTTTTGTCGCTGGATATATTCCTGATGA